TAAGTTCAGGACCCTGAATTATCGCACCGTTGTCGTCGTTATCCGTTAGGCTGGGGTTCCAAATATAGTTAATCGGCTCCTTGTCACCTGGCTGATTGTAACCTAACAGAGTGATAATCTTCTGACCACAAACTTCAGGAACTTTATCGATTTCGATAGCTCGAAGTTCTTCGATACTACCTACGCACGTAGCCGCATCGGAACTGATATGCTTGAGTATGTCGTTGATATTCTCGGAAGTATACTGGAGAGACCACAACGTATCGTCGTTGATGTCGATGTCCTGGGAACGGATGGACGTGAAGTCGCCGGTTCCGATATACTTATAGAAATAAGCCACCACGTCGGTATCGATGAATACCTGGTGTTCAGTACGGCCATAAATGTCCGTAATCTGCGGATTATCAAGGGGAGTATTGTCGGAATCAAAGATGGGAGCTACAGTATTCCCATCCTTGACGTTGAACATCACGCAGCCCTTGAGCGGCTTGTTGTTATTGTCGAGGTATCGATTCCATGTGTCCCAGTTTCTCATTAATTGCCTCCGAGTAAGTTAAGCTTATACATATTGTATATTCGTTCTTCTTCTGCTCTTTCAAGTTCTTCAGCAGCCTGGTCATCATACCATTTCTGAATCTTAGGACCGATTCCGAACGGTATACGTGTAAAGGCCTTGCCTTGTTCCTGTTGATAACCGCCAAGCTTATTAGTAATTAGATTCTTGAATGCTTCTTCATTACGTAATTGAGATTCAGAAGGCAACCTGGAATAACCGACTTCTGCACCGATATACTTGCTCAGAACCGGATCCTTCTGCATGAAACGAATATCCTCGTCAGAAAGACCGGCCTTTGAACTTACTTTCTTACCTTTCTCGTTATACATTCCCTTGAGCTTCTTCAAGATAGTTTCACGGGTAGCATAAATATCAGCATTATCGTAGTAATCGATTGCTTCGCTTCTGAGGAAATCCATCATTTCAGGATTTGTTACCTGTTTATCAATATCTCCGATATTCTTACCGATACGTTCCTTATCCTTGATTAATGTCAAGTCGTTATTAATATTGGAGAATGTTTCTTTACGTGCTTCCTGTGCAGACTTGCCTTCGCCTAAGTTCATAAGACGTGTACCAGTCTTACCACCTGTAACTTTATTTAGAACTGCACCGCCGGTTCTCAAGAAACCTTCACCAAGCATATTCGTAATAATACCAGAACCTACGTCAGCCTTACTGAAATCACCTCGACCATAAGTATTCGTACTGTCATATGCGGCAGCGTCAGCGACTTCAGTAAGAACCGGAGCCATAGAATTTGATAGAATTCTGCCTACAATAAATTTGCCAGCCGGATTGGCTATGAACTTCGCTGCACGGCCGTAAGGAGTAGCTTCGAGACCGGTCTGGAGCAAATCGAGACCATAATCTTTCAGTTGAGGTTCTTCACCGCGTTCAATAGCTTCCTGAGTCCTCTTTGCAACGAACGGCATGACCGTACCGAGTACACCTTCATGAGCCGCGTCATAACGGTTTCTCCTGATAGCCTCGTCAGTCATTTCCTGGATAACCTGTCTTGGTTCGCGACCTTGCTTTGCTGCAACGATTGCAACCTGGTTATACGGAATATTGGCAGTATTCTTATACCAATCTTTACCGAAAGTCTTGTCGTAATCAATCTTCTTGTCATAGCGTTCGCCGACTATAATATTGCTGAAACCTGGCATACGCTTGAGTTCAGGTTCGGTAAACATACGGAGCGGCAAATCACGGTTGGCCCAAACAGTATTTACAATATCGCGGTCGTCTTCGTAACCCTTAATCTTGGTATAAAGACCGTCAAGAAGGGCACGTTTCATATTGCCCTTCTCGTAACGGTTGATTTGGTCACGTATTTCCTTTAATAATGTTTCTTTAATCTTACTGGCCATTTATTACCTCTTATTTGTAGGCTAGATGTCCGTTTACTACTTTCATCTTCGGATGCTGTTCAAGATAAATGTCCTGCTCTGCATCTGACATCTTCTGGAAAGCATCATCAGCTTTCCTCAATGCTGCGGCAGCACCGGCACGACGTTCTTCGACTGTCTTACCGAGATTGTTTACCTTAGTAATCAAATCGTCTTCGTCTTTAGCATCTTCAAGAAGCTGTTTCTTAATGGCATCTGTATATTGATTCTTTGGAGTCTTCAGACGTTCGTTGAATCTCTTATGTCGTTCAGTACGTTGCCATTCGGTTTCCGGTTCTTCAGTGCTCCAGTTCTCGTTCATGAGGGCTTCTTCAGCTTCAGGACCGCTGATAACGAAAGGATCTTCCTTTGTACCTGCAGGCATTGCCGGCATACGAAGCTTCTCGTCAACTAGACCGCCGTAGTATTCAACCTTGTTCTTTGCATATTGCAAGTCACGTTGAGCCATGAACCATTCAGGTGAACCCGGCTTTACGTTCTTCAGATTCTGTTCTGCATAAGACTGAAGGGCTACAGCATTCTGATAATTCATAACGTTCTGTGCAGCGCGTTCTTCTACAGTATTCTGACGGTTAAGACCGGCAATCTTCTCTGTAGATTCACGCTGAAGCCTGTTCTGTTCAGCCTGCCACTTCTGCTGTTCGCGTGCACGGTTAAGCTGTTCAGCAAGATTCTTGGCGTTCTGTTCGCTCTGGAACTGTTGCTGTGCTGCGAGCTGGTCCTTGTTGTACTGGTACTGAGCCGCCTGGTTGAACGCATTCTGGACAATCTGACCAGTATTCTGTACCGCGTTGGCCCAAGCCTGCGGCTGCTTCATGTAGTTCTCGTAATCGCGCTGAATCTGGTTTGCACGTTCGCGCATTGCGTTGCCGAGCATTCCGCCGTAGTTGATATTGTCTCTTTGATAAATACCTGCCATGATTCCTCCTATTAGTACAGACCTGCCATAGCCGAAGCGTAACCGACCTGCGCATTGAGTTTATCCTGTTGTGCAGCCATCAAATCCGACTGACGAGCGTCCATTGTATCGTAGTAGTTGGAAGCGAGATTACCCTGGAGACCGATCTTGTACTGTGTAGCCGAATTCAAAGCGTTGAGACGGTTCTGGTTGTTCTTGATTGCGTCTGCATACTTCTGGTATTCGAAGCTGCGGTCATTCTGGTAATCCTGCATTGCCGTACGGTAGAGTTCGTCGGATTTCTCGGAAACTCCCTTGGCGATATTCAATGCAGCTCCCGTACCTCTTCCGATTCCGGCTCCAGCCGCAGTGTGCTGAATTTGATTGGCCGTGTCGCCGATAATAGCAGAATAGTAAGGATTAATAAAGTCTTCTTTAGTCTTCGTATAGTTGTCATTGAAACTTCCTAATTCTTTCTCGAAATCATACGAGTAATCGGCCGGTCGGTAATCTGCGATAGCCTGCTTATATGCGTTTACGTCCGCCTGTGTTCCGAGCGAACCTCGAGTGTTGTAATACTGGTTAATCTGACTGATGAGCTGGTTGTACTGGGCATCCGTAATCTGACCCTGTTGACGAAGCTGGGCTGCGGCGTTTGCACGTGCCTCGGCTTCCCTCTTTGCGGCCTCGTTGGACCAGTAACCCGAGATAGCAGCACCACCTATCTGTCCTGCGGCCGCTGCAGCGGCTCCTGCGATAATTAACGGAATGATAGAGTTATCCTCCTAAAGGGCTATCCAATGAACTATTGTAGGTTCTACCAAGTCTAAAGTGAGAAAGGTATTCGTCTCCACGCAGCCCTTTATTCCATGTAGGCTTCCCTTTCTTACCTATTGAAATTCGTTTACACCAATCTTCGTTACGATTGCGCTGTGCTTTATATTGATTCGATTTAGCCTCGTCAAAGTTGTTATTCTCCTTGTAAGTGCACCAGCGAAGATTGCGTATGTCATTGATATTCATAGCGGTAGGTTCATGTGTAATATGGTCAACACAGTCCCTACCGAGCTTAATATCTTCTTCAGTCTTAGGTATGAAATGTTCGGCAATAAGTCTATATGCTCGTACTTTCTTACCATTGACAGTAACATTCTGTCTATACGGTATAGGTTCTATAATTCCGTTATGACGTTTCATAAGGCCAGTATCTGATATTGCAACTATACTGCGCCCTTGTAACATTTCAGGTTTCAACTCTAACCACTTCATAACAGAATAATTAGTTCCTTTAATTCCACTTCTTCAATACAAGAACACCGAATCCGTTAACGTTACTAGCCAAGTTACAGGTCAAAGTGCTGTCCTTGACCTGTATTCTTTCGCCGTTAGAAAGCTGAATGAAACCGTCATATACTTCCGGAAGCTTCACGTTGTCGTATTTGGCCCCGGACATGAGGTTGATGATGAGTACGTTCTTCAATACGGTGAAAGTGGCCAGTTTCTGTCCGAGCTGGCCGTACTGACCCTTTAGGGCCTCGATATTCTTGTTACTTGAGTCGTATCTGACTATCTTTATGTCGATATTGTTCATAAATCTCCTTAGAATGTGGAACAAGGACTCCATGAAATCTGAAGGTTCTCGATACTCATCGGGATATTCTCCGTAGTGGAGATTTCGAGAGTGAAGAACCTGCCCATGCCGCATCCGAAGATATTAGTCTCGTAATCGTACTGGCCAATCTTGCCCATATAGCTGTCTTCATAATCGGACCATGTAGAACCGTCCCAGCTGTACCTGACCGAGACACGAGGATTGGCCTCGAGGTTGTCGTACTGGTCGTTGAAACTGTGCTGGCCGTTGTTGATGATGAGTCTCATGTCGTCGATATAGAACGGCTGGTTATTTGAAGTCAACACGCCACCACGTCTCATCTTGTAGATCGGGCGACCGTCATGTTCCGTGTACTTGTTCTCATCCATGTAGCAGAGGGCAGTAGGCGTACCTACGTAAATCTTGCCGTATGCGAATGTAGCGTTATTGTAGCGCCAGTATGTCAGACGGTTGTTCTTGTCGTAACTGGCACGGTAATGCCATGCGTCTTCCGTGACGTCGTATACGAAGGTCTTCTTGGAATCCTCGAAAGTAATCGAGTAGAACACGTGCTGGTGTTCCTGCCAGATAGAACTGTATGCGTTCTCCGGATTGACTATCTGCGTAATCTCGCGTTCGATGTCCTGCGTCGAAATACGCTTGATTGTAGTATCGGAAATCATGAACACGCCGTTGTCGCCGATGTCAGAACTTCCTAACCAGAGAACCGTATTGCCCAACATTGCCAGAGAGTTCGGAGCCTTGATACCGATATTACCGGCGGCGTTGTCCGGCGAGCTGAACGGGTTATTCATGTCGTCGTTATAACTGAATACCTGCCAGGAACGTTCGCCGAAAGTGTACAGTTTGGAGCCGTTGGAGCAAAGAGCGATGGTATTGTCCGGACACCATTCGGAATAGGTAATGAAACCGTAATCCGCGAATTCTACTGTCTGGACACGGAATACGTCGTATTTCTCAGGAGTATCGTCAGCAGTACCGTCGATGAAATCCTTGTAGAGGTCGTAATACGCATCCTGGATTTCTCCTGCCTTGTACTGTTCCTTGGTAGCGTCGTCGAGTCCCATCCACCAGGTAATGAAGTTGTTGCGCATCGCGTAGAACGAAGCGTCCTGTGTATCCTCGATTTCGAACGGGTACTGATAGGAAGTATAGAACGCGTCGGTACCTGCGTCGTTTACGATGAGGTAGCCGTAGAGATATGCGCAATGGGTAGGCTTGATGTACGTATCCTTGGAATTGACACGGAGAGGAAGCTTGATAGCGCGGAAATCGAGTTGCTGGTCACCTACCGAAAGACCGGTATTGACCGCGTAGACGTTGTAACCGTCGACGATGATAAGGTGAGGATGAGCGGAACCGTAACCACCGGTCTCAGTCATGTGGCACTGAGAACCGTAGGAATTGACGTTGGCGATAAATTCGACGTTGTGGTTCTCGTCGATTAGGTAAAGAGCGTTGCCGAATACGGCATACAGTACGGGACGGTTATCGTAACCGCGAGATACACGGTACATGCCCCTGCACTGACCGTTGATGTCCGCTGCCTTGACTTCTCCCATGACAGTTCTCATGAGTATGGCCGTAGACTTCTCGTTATCGTTCTGCTGCTGTTCGACGAACATGTTACAGGACTCGCCGAGACCTACCTTGGCGAGGTTGGACTTCGAGATTGTTCCTGCGATATTCTCGATTAATCTGGATTGATTGGCCATTCAAGTCCTCCTTAGAACCAGACGCCTGTAAGAAGTTCGGAAGGCGTTGCCGTATGGTAGTCGTTATCGAAGTAGTCGCTGCGTACAATCTGGCGCGTAATGGCCT